TGGCAAAGCGGATCGGCCTGCCCTGCACCATGTTGTTGAAACGGTAGGTGTCCCGAAACGGCACAAAGTCCCAGTCTTCCATGAACTGACGGTTGACGAACCCGAGGTCGGTGCGTTGGCAGCGCAGGCTGTACTTGTCCCACAGCATCAGGTCCGGCACGCCAGCCTCTGCCAGCGTGTAATCGCCCTTGCCTTCCATGGTGGTGAAGCTGAAGTCCTTGGCCAGAAAGTTCCACGTCTTGTGAAGCCCTTGGATTTCCAGCCACGACTGCGCCACCCAGTTCACGATGCGGCTCATCTCACCCGACTGCCCCACCGTGGTGGAAGGGCCGACGCCAGAGATAGCTGCCAGCTCGCGCGTTTTCTGACAAATCTCCAGAAAGTTCATGGGCTACCTTTGGTTTACTTTGTGTGATGATTATCGCATTTTGGTTGACTGGCAAGCGGTCAAAATCAGGCAGATGCCAGAACCTTGCGCAGCCAGTCCGCACCACGCGGGTTCGGGTCATTGACGACTGAAAACGGGTAGCGCACAGCGGTGTGCTTGTCGATGCGGTTGACCACTTCGCCGTCGCCGCCTTGGGTTGACACGGTGGTTGACACGCTTGTTTCACGGGCCGACGCCAGAATGTTGACGTACTTGCGCTTGACGCGCTGCACCTTGCCCCGGAAGAAGCGCTGTGGCGTGCCGTTGCAGTACAGGTCCACCAGTTGTGCGGCATTCTTGTCGGTGCTCTCATGCACGATCACATCCAGATACTCTTCATTGAATGCCAATTGCGCAGCGAGGTCGCCAATCGACGGGCCGTCCACCACTTCGACTTCAAGGTCAGGGCGAAGCAGGTTCTCCAGTGAGCCAGACACTGGCATTTCAAGCGGCTTGAACTGACCGACCTTGACATCATCGGAAGAAACGGGTTTGTTTGGGATACCACGGGCCATGTTGGACTCCAGTTGTAAGTTGAGAAAAGCCACCCGCGTGACAGCAGGTGGCCGGGGTCATGGGTATGACTTAGGCGTAAGCCACGAAGTAGCACACCTTGCTTGCAGCGCACACCGCCAGCGTGGCGTTTTGCGAGACGCGGAACCCGGTGGCCACGGGCGTGAGACCCTTGTTCGTGGTTTCCAGTGTCAATACGCCTGTTGCAGCGGTCTTGATGCAGGTGTCGTCCGCCATGCCTTCAAAGAACTCGACGCTGATGCGGTCTGTGGCGTTGATGAATTTGACGTATTTCGGCTTGAAGCCGACAGAGATTTCCACGTAGTCAGCCGCCGTCAGGGCGGTGGCATCAAACGTGAACTTACCGACAGCTTGTGTCGGTGTGCCTTGGGTGGCAGTGAAGGTCGCTGCGACCCCGGTGGTATTTCTAGCCATGATGAAAATTCCTTTAGGTGAAAATGTGGATTACGACTTCAGAACCTGCGCGTCAAACGCGTCAGTGGTTCCTGTGGATGTGACACCAACGTCATCATCGAGGATGGTGGTGACAGCGCGCACGCCGTCGATCAAGCTGTTGAGCAACGTGATCAGTTCAAGCTGATCCTTGGTGCTCACAGAGCGCAAAGCAGCAACACGCTGCGAGACTTTTTCAAGTGCCATGGTGGTTCCTTGGTTGGGTTAAAAAGAGGGGGCCGAAACCCCCTCAGTCATCACAGTGCCGGTGTCGCCACCCAGCACAATGCACCCCAGCCGTTGTTCAGCATGGCAGCGACCATGTAGGTCTTGGCACCGATGTAGCCGCGCTGGCCCAGCGGGTCGTTCTTGTCTTTCTGGCCGGGAGGAATCCACGACACATCCAGAGAGTCAGAACCGCGCAGTGCCACTTGGCCCCAAGCGTCTTCACCGACCACGATCATGGGGTACACATCGAGCTTGGTGCCGCTCGACTGCATGCCGGTGGCACCCGTGGCTGCACCGAAGTCCAGTGTGGGGGCCAGTTCGGGCGAGAGCACGAAGCGGAAAGACTCGACAGAGCCGATCTCCTGCTCATGCACCACCTTGCGGTTGCCGTACTCAGCCGTGTGCTTGAAGCCGGGCAGATCGCGGATCGCTGGCTCCATGTCGGTAGAGCAGAACACCAGATACGATGCCTCCACCGGGGCGGTGGCGAAGTTCGGGCTCGCGGCCAAGAAGCCGGTGATCATCTTGGCATGGTTGGCCTTGAGAGAGCGGGTCATCTTGCGCAGCAAGTTCAGGCTGATCGTGCCGCTCACGGTGTCCTTGGTGGTGCCGACACCGCCGTAGAACACATTGCCCATGCCTTGCAGCGCGCCGTAACGCACCATCTCGCGGACCAAGCCAATGCGCTCGCCGGTCTGCTTTTTCATCTCGGTGGGGACATCGTCTTCGTACAAGTCGAAGGTTTTGTCAGTCACCGAGTACAGGCAGGAATACTGCTGCAGCGTCAAGATCACATCAGTGGCCACCAGCGTGTCGGCTGTGGGTGTGGCACCTTCTGTGGTCAGGTGGTCGTTGGCATAGCTTGCCACGTTGGAGCCAGTGATGAACTGGTTACCGTAACCGTCGCCGGTCTTGGTATTGACTGCGCCCTTGGGCAACCAGCGGCGAAACACGATGGTGTCGCTCTGGTTTTTCGGCATCTGCTTTTGCATGCCGGTGATGCCGAGCACTTCGACGGGGACGGCATGCGCCAAGATTTCACCCTTGAGCTTGCCAATTCGGGCGGATTGTGTCGCCAAATTCTGAAGAGCCATGATTTTTCCTTAAAGAGATTTACCCCCGCACTGACTTGAAGCCAGCGAGGAAGGCGTCGTTTTCACTTGGAGCGGCGCGCGTCACAGCACCACCTTTGGGGGTGATGGCCGCTTCAAGTCGCCGCTGGTTGGTTTGCTTGGTCTGGACAGCTTTGGACTTCCAGTCCTTGAACTCAGAAAGCCGCGTGCCAATCAGCTCGGCGTCCCAACTTGCGTCGAGTTCCGCTTTTGCCTCTGGCGTCAGGCTTTCCTTCCAGCCAACAAAGTCTTCTGATGCCACTACCTTGCGCCAGTCAGGGTGCTGCAGGGTCAAGAACCGCTGTTCATAGGCTTGCGAGACTTTCGTCACGGAAGTCTGAACGTGCTGGGTGACCATCTGCTCCACTTGAGCTGGGTCTGCTGCGGCAGCGCTTGGGAGCGACCCCAAGTCTTCGATCAGCAATTTGGCAAGTTCCGGGTACTCGGCGCTGACGCGCTTGAAGTTGTCGGCGGACAACTTGGCGCCGGGCGCCTGCTGCTGTTGGCGGATCGCATCAATCGCCTGCTTCAAGCCGCCGAGCGAACCAAAGACTTTTGACTCTCTTTGTTCCAGCGCGGCAATCGTGTCGAAGGCTTTCTTGATCTGGTCTTCGGTGTAACCAGCGATCAGCTTGGGCGGCTCAGGTTCAGGCTCGGGCTCTGGCGTGGGCTCGGGCTCGGGTGTCTCGATGCCGTTGACGGCATTGAATCCGGCCAGAATAGCTTCGTCCTCGCTGATGCGCTGCTCGGCCAGTGTCGGCTCTGCGGCGGTCTGCTCGGGCGCTGCGACCTCATGCTCAACCACGTCCTCAACGGTGGTTTCCTGAACTTGCTCATTCTCTGTTGACATACACACTCCTTGGTTTTAAATCCCGGCCATCACTGGTCGGCACTTGCTTGCACTGGTTGTGGGTCTTCACCCAAAGCCAGAATGGTTTTGATAGCAGCGATACGACCGCGGAGCTTGGCCGTTGCTATCGAATCGAGATCACCGTCGTTCTGCGTGCGCAACGACTTCAGTTGCGACTGCATCTCGGCTTCCACACGTTTCCATGCGGAGCTTTGTTGTTCAAGGGCACTGAGCTTCATGCTTGCAATTTCTCTTGTTTTTTGTTGGCGTGGTACAGCCTGATCGCAGCAATTCGTTTTTCAAGCGCTTCAGGAGATTGCTTGCGTCCACGCATGGATGGCCTCGGCACGCCGCGCATTGAGGCTGCGTGATTCGCAATGGCCTCGGGTGTTTTTGGGCACTTCATGCCGATATGTGCGGCACTTATTTTTTTCTTTGTTTCTTCAGAGCACGGGCACTTGCTGGTCAATGAGAGTTTTAATCTCGTCTCCTGTGTAGCTGGTGCCCTTGCTTTTTGAGACGCAGACATCTTTGCCCTCGATTCATCGCTATGCCGCATTCCAAGCTGGCTACCGGCAATTTTTGCGATGTTGTACCAAGGCGATGCAGAATCAATCCAATGCTGCTCTCGCTGAATTAGCAACGATGTTGAAGGCACATATTCCAAAACAGAAAATGCGAAAGCGCCCTCCCCATGCTTGTCCCATGATCTTTGCAGCTTGATGTTGACATGCCGTCCAAGCCTCAAGTTGCTGCGATGAAGACGCCAACGAGATTTCAAAGTCATCGCGCTGCCAATGTAAATTTTCCCTGTCAACAGGTTGCGTATTTCATAAATCCCACTGGCGCATGGTGTGTGTTTAGTCATGTCATTTCACCTGCTGAATGCCTGCCCATCTGGCGCTCTACCAGCAGGCTCAATCGGCGGCTTGACTACTTGTGATTCACCTGCCTTGGCCGATCCTGCAGAGCGCGCATCGGTTGCAAGTTCTCTTTGCAGGTTGATGCGAGATGCTTCAACCGCAAGCTGCGCCTTGACATCCGTCAACTGCATAGAATTTTTGTTTGCGTACTCAAGTTGAGCAAGTGCATACCGAATCTGAAGCTCGGCCATCTTGCCTTCGTGGGCAATCTGGTCACGCCGCTCCTGCGACTGCACGTAGGCAAGATCGCGGTCGGTATCGACCTCGGTCCGGTGCATGACACCCTCGGCCACGATGCTGGTTTTCTTCAGGTCCACCTGCCCCTTGGTGGTGGCAATCTTCTCGGCCGACTCGGCGCGAATCTTGGCCGCGGTGATGGTGGGGTCTTCTGGCTGCTGCTTTTGCGCTGCGGCCTGCTTCTCATCCTCAGAGGGCTCAAAGCGCTTGGCGTCAAAGCGGCGCGACTTCAGGTACTCCTGCATGGCCTTGACCGGAGAAATGCCAAAGGCCGGGTTCAGGCTCATCTGCAGAATCTGCGCCGCCTCGTTGTTCTGGAAGTCGCGCTCAATCAAGGCGGTGGAGCCGCGCGCGTCAACTTGGAAGTCGCCCTTGGCCTCGTCGTCGTCGCCGTACATCAGCAGGTACTCGTAGTAGCGCCGGATGTGGGGCTCGGTGATGCGGTCATCGAAGGTGCGGATGATGCGGCGCAACACCACGCTGGCATTGTTGTTGACGATCACCATGCCACCCACGGTGTCGGGCGCTTGGCCTTGGTTGCCCTGCATCAGCATGGGCAGGCCAGTGACATCCTCGGCCATCTTCAGGGCGAACTGAATGATGTTGTTCAACTGCTCCTGCATGGTCGGGATGTTGATGGCCATGATGGCCTCTTTGGCCGCATTCACATCGGCCCCATCGACCACAAACCACATCTTGCGCGGCGTCAACTCCCACTTGCCGTCAGCCGGTTCAATGGCGCCACGGCGCACCACCAACTGTGGACCGGCCGTGAAGGCAGCGTTGTCCATCAGGTTGCGCGTACCCGCGTTGAGCATGCGCTGCGGCGTGTTGATCTGGCGTGCCACCCCCATGCCCCAAGGCATCCCGGCGCGGCGTTGCCACTGCATCATGTCGTAAGGGAACTCACCCGAATCGAGCGGGTTGAGCGCGGCCTTGATGACCACATCGTTGACCATGGTGATCACGGCAGGCACCGACACATCGCCTTCCATCGGGATGTCCACCCCAGCGGCCTCCAGTTCCTCGCGCCCGGCCAAGCCATGGAAGTACCAAATCTCAAACTTCTCGGTGTCAGCCACCTTGACCTTGGAGGTCTTGAAGCCAGCATTGGTCTTGGACATGCCGTTTGGCCCCTGCTCCAGCACCTTGTCGATCTGGTCGTTCAGGTAGCCCGGCACATCCTTCAGCTCGCGCAGCTTCTTGGCGGTGATCTTGTCCATCTCCCAGACGTAAGCGCCGCTGTGCAGGTCTTCGCCGCACGCCGGGTCAGGGTAGAAATTCCATGGGTCGATGTGGCGCGACTCGGGCGCAATGGATTCCTCGATGCGCAGGGAGATCATGCCGCCGTCATTCGTGGCGGATCGGCTGAACTGCTTGGAAGGCGTCGGACCCTTGAGGATGCCGGTGCCCAGACGGGCGCAGTCCTCGACCATCTTGCGCACCTCGGAATGCCACTGGCACTGCACCAGCCAGTCCTCGATTTGCTGCTTGGCCTTGGCCGCTTTGGCGCGCGCTTGGTCCTTGAGCTGCTGCATCTGGTCAACTGCCGGGGCTGGAATTGGTTGACCTGTTGCCTGTTCTGGTTGACTGACAGGCGAAACTGTGGCCACTTGCTGTGCGGCCTGAGCCACCGGCGTCAAGTTGCCTTCAGGAATCGGCGTCGGCCGGATGTCCCAGTTGGTTTCATCGTTGGGCAGCAGCATGTCAGCCACACGCGCAGACGCGGCATCCACGTAGGGCCGGGTGATGTTCAGGAAGACGGTGGAGCGGTTGATGCTGCCGCGCTTGCCTTGAAAGCTGCCGTTGGGTGAAGCGGGTTTGTAGACTGAATCGCGGTTGGCGTCGTCAATGCCTTGGTAGGCTTCCTCGTCTTGGGTCCAGTCGTCCTCGATGCCCGAGGCGGTGCGCCCTTCCACGGCTTCCGTGCGCTTTTTGGACAGTGCCTCACCGAAGGCTTCGACCTTCTCAGCGAGCGCGGCCTTCTGAATGGCTTCCATCTCAGCCACCTCGTCTGGCACTTGCGTCATGTCCGTGTTTTGGTTCATCGTCTTAGCCTTCTACGCAGCATTACAAAAATGTCGCTGACAGCAGCAACCACTTGACCAAAGAATTCCCATGCGCCGATGTTAAACGAGCTTGTGTCAAAAGAGTTGTCATCCACGCCACTTGTCCCCGTTTGTGCCGTTGCCGTAAATGGCTGCGCCATTCATGCGTTTGGCATCAGCCCAGATCGGGTTAGCTTGTGCCGCAGTCAGCACAGCCGCAGCAATCTCAGCCGCAGTGGGGCCGGAGCCGCCCTGCGCCGTGGTCACATAAGCCGCGCTGGTCTTGCGCTCCACATAGACACCTGCCACTGGAATGATGGTGGCGTTCAGGTTGCCGTTGATG